CTCGCCGGGTCCTCTTTTGGGCCTACCGGCTCTGCCTTTGCGTCTCAAGTTGGGCGTAAACTTGGAAATGGGTTGGCGAGTTTAGTCGGGTTTGGTGATTACACGGTCAAAACCAATTCCCTTTTCAAAGAGGGAATGGCCATTCGTCCAGGCGAATCTGTTCCATCTTTTGGAACCCTTGGTCGGGAAACCCGCGTAATGCACCGTGAATACATCATGGACATCGTGGCACCCGCCGTTCCTACTGCGTTTAACAACACTTCCTTTCGCATCAATCCTGGTGATGGAAACACTTTCCCTTGGCTTCGTGCCACTGCGCGTTCGTATGAAGAGTATAAGTTTAATGGTCTAGTCTTTGAATTTAAGACCCTCGCCTCCGATATTTCGGCTGGCGGCGGTCTCGGTTCAGTGATCATGGCCACGGACTATAATGCTCTCGACGACGCCTATCCGGATAAGTTCCATATGGAAAATGCGCAGTATTCAGTTTCAGCCAAACCTTCCGTCTCGCAAATTCACACAATCGAATGTGCGCCACGAGAAAATGCTAGTCAAATACGTTTCGTTCGAAACGGTCTGACTTCGTCAGCGGGAGACGCCCGTCTCTACGACCTAGGTACTTTGCAAATTGCTACCCAAGGTCTGCCTACCGCAGCTGGAGTTGTGATCGGTGAATTGTGGGCCAGTTATGATGTGTCGCTTTATAAGCCATGCATCAATGACTCGGATCTCACTTTTTCGCATATCACTGCTTCTACCGGTGTTTCAAAGACATCGTTCTTCGGTACGGCACCTACTATCGCAAACGCGGTATCTGGCACATTTTCTGCAGTTGGTAATTCTCTTACGTTCAACGTCTCTGGTTCTTTTCTTGTCACATTACAGGTGGCGGGAACTGGATTGGATAGTCCAACAGTATCTGGTGGATCGTTCACAGCCCTCGTCGCGACATCGTTCTTGACGGGAGCCACTGGCGCGGTCTATATTTTCCTTGCACGGGCAGTGCGAGGACAAGTCGTAACCATCAACATGGCTACTTCAGCAGCTGTTACCGCGAGTGAATCGCGTATCGCACTATACAACACTAACCTTGGATAAATCCC